ACAACTTTCACGAAACGGTCCCCTAAGAAAGGACTTAGCGTGATTTACGGTGAATCCGAGCTTAGAAAGGAAGCGTACCACGCGCTCGGCCCTACGGGCCGGACAAATGATATCGTCTCCGTTCACCCCCGCCTCACGGCGGAAGCTGAAGGTCGGGTCATCGTAAAAACAAGCCTTAACAGCGGCACTGAATATCAATGTTTGGAGTGGGAATGTAAATCCGTTCCCCATAGTCGATACCATTTCTAGCGCCACGCGCTCTCCTGTAGGCAACGTCGCGACAGGCGATCTAGTGACCCCCAACCAAGCTGTGAAGCTAGGCGGGAAGGCCGCTTTGACCATCTGCCACGATATTGTGTCAGAAGCACTAGAGAGATCGATCGTGACCGTGAGGTCATCGATCGAACCCTGTCGTGCGAGCGCCCGATTGCGGTGTTGTTGGGACTTAAGGTCTATCCCAAACACATCCCGCAGCCGACCTTCGAGAACCCGACCGATCCCCTTCTGTATGAAGAGGTTGATGTTAGGTTCTGTGCATATGGTGCGACTTTCGGTGTTCGTTTTTGGAACAAAGGACACCTTGTTGCCTTCCACTACTTCACACGACCCAAAGTGTTCAGCCCGCGCCATTTCAGCGCTGGCCCACACCGGGTAGTTACTAAAGTAGCCTCTATACACACGGTACAGAGTCTCGTCTGTGCAGCTTAAACGGCTGCTGAACAGCTTCGTATAGAAGTCCGTTCCAGACGCCAGGACACTGGCCCCAGGACCCACATCGCCGTGTTCAAGCAGTTGCTCGAATCCGGTAATTAACGGGTCCCCCTCTGGATAGCAGAAGTCATAGATATGTTTTCGGAACATACCCCAGACCACTTCGTCTCCAGAGTGCTCGGCTTCAAACCGCCATCCCCCACAGCTTTGGTTAGCTGCGAGGAACTTATTGATGGCTATGACGTTAGCTTCCGCCGACGTTTCACCAACAAACTTCCTTAAGAAGTTAGCTTGAAGTAAACATTTAGCCACGTATCTAGGCGACGAGTTCGCATCATCCGGTAAGCCGGGCGACACGTTCCCCAGATCACGAGAAAGGAGTCTGTCAAGAACGATAGAATGAGTATCCATATCATCTCCAGATTAGGTAAAGGCATTAACGTCGAAGTACGACGGTGATTAGTCCGAGGACTACGCACCCCATGATCACTATCCAGTAAAGGTAGGTATCCATTAGAGGATACCCGTGACCATGGTGTCGCCGAATCCAGCAGATTGACTGCCAGATGCTCCGAC